GGATGTCGTCGGCGACGTCGTCGAGCTTGAAAAGGGCGATGATGATGAGGATCGTGGCGGCGACTCCGACGAACCGGAACCACACCAGCCACACGCGGTCCGCCTTGCGGATGTCCCCGGTGGTGATGTCATGCCCGGCGAAGAACAGCTCGGAGGTCGTCCGGGCTCGCTTGCGCCTCGGCCTCGGCTTCGGTACTCGAGCCGTCACGGTGAGACTCTCAATCAGGAACACTCCTTCCTCCCCGCCTCCTGCCACCGAATGCAGAGCGCATCATCGACGCGGTGCGACCCCACTCCTGCGGGTCGGTGACCGGCCGGTACGACGCGCGGCGCTGCTGGCGGTACAGCGGCATGAACTCCGCCGGGGAGAACGGCCGCGCGCGCCGCTTGCGGTCGCGGTTGACCTCCGCGACGGTCGACGCCACGACGGCGTGCCCGAGGGCCTCGACCTCCGGACCCCACGGGCAGGCCGCGTAGAACCGCCGCCACTCCTCGAACAGCTCGAACGGTATGCGGTCCAGCATCCCGTCGACATCGACCTCGCCAGTCGCGAGCGCTAGCTCGAAGGCGAAGCGCCTCCGACTCCCGCGACGAAAGGGTCCGCCGCTGCCTGGTCACCGCCACCTCCGTCCCCCTCCTTGCTCGTCATCTGCCCGGTGAGCTCGCCGGCCAGGCGCTGGTAGACGTCGGCCGGGAAGAAGTCGTTGAGCGTCTCGACGTCGCCGTCGTCGAAGATCCGCTCGCCGGAGTCGTCGCGCAGCAGCTCGACGAGGAGCCCGTTCTGCAGCTCGTTGATCTCCCTGATGTTGATCGGTGCCCCTTCCTGACGCGAAGCGTGGAGCTCGGCCAGCGGCATGAGCGCTGCCGCCGACGCCTTGCGCATGTAAACAACGCCGGGCTCTCCGTCCTCGTCGCGGATCTCGGGGACCTCGATCTTGTGCAGCGACTCGATCGCCTTCTTGAAGTCGTCCTTCCTCAGCACTCGTCCCATGGTCTCTCGTCTCCTGTCTGTCGGCCAGAGCTCGCGTCAGCTCTGGAGGTCGCCGTCGAAGAACATCGGACCGCTGAGCCTGATGCCGCACTCCGCCGTCCGTGCCCCGACGCGAACCGGGTTGGTCACGTTGAACGTCGACACCTGCCCGGACCCGATCCACTCGTCCGACGCCGGCGCGCCGGCGGGGCCGCGGTAGCGAACGCCGAAGCACTCGTTGTCGCGGAGCTTGCCGATCAGGCCGGTGAGGTGGTCGTGGGTCTGGTCGTTGAAGATGAAGTTGATGCCGAACGTCAGCACGTCACGCATGAGCACGCCGAGCGTGTACGTGTCGATGTCGTCGTTGTGGCTCGTCACGTCCTCCTCGGGACGGGACAGGCCGACGGTGATGTCGCCGTTGAGCTGAGCGACGGTCGTGAACACTCCCTGCGCTCCGACCGGATCGAGCTCGATGGCGATCGTCGCGCCGTGTCCGGCGGTGATCCCTGCGCACTGTGGCATGGCTGTAGGTCTCCTCGCTTCTCTGTAGGACGGCCGCCGCCTATGCGACCACCGTCACGTTCCTCGTTCCGTCGAGCGCGTCGTAGATCTGCTGCGCCCGAAGTCGCGCGGCAGGGTACGCGCCGCGCACTATCAACTGAGCCGACAGTCGCTCCATCCGGTCTCCGTCGTGCGTCTCCAGCGGGGCCGTGCCGCCGGTGTCGATCACCGACGTGAACGGCCCGGCGCCGTCCGGCACCTTCTTCCTGCCGATGAACGTGTCAACGTCCAGGACGAGCGGCACGCCCGCGGTGACGCAGATCCTCACGACGTCCTCCTCCCACTCCGAGACAGCGCCGTGCGAAGTGGCCAGGAAGTTGACGCTGAACAGCGTTCGGTTGTTCTCGTCCTCGGTGACCGGGAACGGCCGCTGGACCGCGAGGATCTCGATGTAGCAGGTCGTCGGCACGTCGTCACCTCAGCTCGATCTTCTTGGCGATGCGGTCGGCCATACCGCCCACGGCGTCCATCAGCGGACGCTCGAGGTACTTGGCGCCGTGACCGGCCGGGTTGAACGTGACCGACTTCCCGCGCCAGCTCGGCGGATCGTGCTCGCTCGGCGTCTCGTGCACCGCGATCGCGTACGCCGACGCCGCGCCGCCATAGGCGAGCGTGACCTCGGCGTCCAGGCCGCTGTGCGTCACGTCGCTGACGAACCCCGACGCGCGGAGCGTGCCTTCCTTCCGCGGCACGAAGTCGCGCTTCGACGTCGCCATGACCGTCTCCGCCTCCTCACGCAGCGCCTTTGGGAGAGACGCCTCAACGCCGGCCGCGACGGCCGCGATCCTCGCGATCATCTGGTCGACGCCGGTCAGCTTGAACGTCATCGCCATCAGACCGCCTCCGCCCGAGGCTCTACGTCAGCCTCAGAGGCACGATCCCCAAGGGGCTGGGGGTTCATCTGGGCATCAGGCCCCGACGTGCCCTGGGGTGAGCCAGGGGCCGCGACAGGGTGATCCTGGGCGGCGGACGCCGCGCGATCCACGTCGACGACCCGCTCGACGACGTCGGCCGTCTCCCGGGCGGTTCGCTCCCACGGCAGGGCGGCCGCCAGGCGGAGCCCGCGCTGCTGGATCGTGCGCCGGTGGAGCGGCGAGCGGTACAGGTCGTCGAGCGCCTCGATCGTTGCGATGCGGTCAACGACGCCGCCGATCGTGTGCGGTCCGGCGCCGGCGTTCGTCGGAGCGGTGAGCGCCGTCGCGGTGCACGGCACGAGGACGGCCGCGTCGCGCGCCCAGTCGCCGAGCCCAGACCATCTCGGCGCGACGACCGGCACGCCGCACGCCATCGCCTCGAGGGCCGGAAGCCCCCAGCCCTCGCCCTGGGTCGTCGTCAGGTAGACGTCGAGCGCCGACAGGACGTGCGGCATCAGGTCGTCCGGAGCGCCTGCCCCGATCGGCGGCTTGCTGACGACGACGCGGCCCGACAGGCCGTAGTAGCTGATCAGGCTGCGCACGTCGGCCCCCGCCTCCCCCGTCGGCGCGACGTGGAGGGCGAGGTACGCGTCGTCGACGTTGCGACGATTGACCCAGTCGGCGAAGTACGCGATCGTCAGGTCCAGGCGCTTGCGCGGCTGATTCCTGCCGATCGCTCCGACGACGAAGGCGTCGGGTCCGATCGCCTCTGGCAGCACGCGGCTCCGAGCCTCAACGCGGTCGATCGGCGTGAACCGGTCGAGGTCGACGCCGAGCGGCACGATCGTCGACTCACCGGAGTAGCCGCCGCTCGCGAGCTCCTCGGCCCCGAAGCGCGTCCACGTGATGACGTGCGCCAGCCTGTCGAGGTCGCCGCCCCTCTGATTCTTGCCGTCCACCGCCATGTGGCCGATCACCGGCGTGGCGAGGACGCGGTCCGCCATCTCGGGCGACACCGTGCGCGCTCCCTCCGCGAAGCCGTCGATCTGGCGGAAGTACGACGCGATGTTCCACGGATCCTGGAGCAGCACCACTACGTCCGGCACGAGGCGCGCCATCAGGACCGGCAGGCGGGTCACTCCCATCAGGTCGTGGCCCTCGTCGTGCGGCTGCCGGCACGGCCAGACGCGATACGGTCGGTCGTGCGGGTCTCCCATGTAGTTGATCCCGAGGACGTCGACCTCGTGGCCGCGCCGGACGAGCTCGTCGCACGCAGCGTGGGTCACGCGCGCGAAGCCGGTAGCGACACAGGCGTCGCCCACCCAGAGCACCTTCACGTCGCCTGCCCCTTTCGCTTCGCCCTGCGGATCGTCCCCTTCGCGTCGCGGACGTAGGTGCGCCCGTCGGAAGTGGCGAACACCGACTCTCCGCCGGAGGCACGCATCTCACGCGGCACGAAGAAGCGGCGCCAGGACGGCAGCCGCGGCTGCTTCTCGTTGTCTCGGTCTTTCATCCGGCCTTTCTCCTTGCCGTGCTTCCTGCGTAGGACCAGTCGCGCCCCGGCCAAGAGGCGAATCGGTGGGTCTCCGGGCGCGGCCGGATGACCGACCCGCGGCCGATGTGCTCGACGAACGACGGAGCGGGTGTAAGGAAGTGCGTCGCTCCGCGCGCCAGCGCCCAGCGGCTCATCAGCAGGTCGTACGCCGTGCCGTCCTGGGCGAGCTCGTAGCGGTGCCCGTCGATGTAGTCCGCCACCGCTCGCGCGTCTTCGCGGCGGAACGCCACGGCCTGGGTGCCGTAGAAGCTAGCGAGCGGGTAGCGCCACGCGGTACACCCGTCGTTGTACTTGCGCTCGACCTGGTCGTACGCCGCGGCGAGCGGGTAGGCGTAGACGTCCGGCCGCTCGTGGTCGGCGAGCCACGCCGCCGTCGAGCCGAAGAAGTCGGCGCAGACGTCGATGTCGTCCTCGATGAAGACGACCCAAGGCGGACCCCACGACGCGCCGACGCGCAGCGCCTTGGCGACGTTCTCGTTCGCGGTGATCCGCGCGTTAGGCCCCGGCCCGACGACGCAGACCTCGTGGTAGCCGCCGGCGTCGCGCGTCCGCCGCGCGAACGAGAAGCCGGGGCCGGAGTCGAAGACGACCAGCCGCGCGACGTGCGGCGACGAGCGGAGCCCGGAGCGCGCCAGGTTGTCGAGCGTCGCGGCGAGGTAGTTCTCGGCCGGAGAGCGGTCGACGGTGACCATGACGGCGACGATCTCGGGCAGCATCAGGAGCCCCTCCGGAACGCCATCACGTTGCGGCCGTACCACCACGCGGCGGGCGCGCAGCGCTCCCACTCGGCGCGCAGGTGGCACGTCACGTCGTTGTCGTAGGTGAGGCCGCGCGCCGCGAGGAGGCCGCGCCAGTAGTCGTGCGGCTGCTCGTTCACGTGACCGGCGCCGCCCTGCCCGGGGGTCGCGGCGGAGAAGAGCAGCACGCCGTCGCAGGCGCGCGCCAGCACGTCGCACAGCGGCTCGGCGGACTCCGGCGGCAGGTGCTCGGCCACCTCTAGGCAGAGCACGAGGTCTGACTTCAGCGGGAACGCGAGCGACGACGCGACGTCGATGCAGTAGAGGTGGCTGCCGCCGGGGAGCGCGGTTGGTGTCGCCTGGAGATCCCAGCCTTCCGCACGAACACCTAGCGCGTCGCCGATCGCGACGAGGTGGCCGCGCCCGCACCCGACGTCGAGCATCGTGCGCGGCACGCCGAGCCGCGCGAACGCCGCCAGGAGGCAGCGCGCGGAGTCGAGCCGCGTCGCCCACGACTGCTCGCAGGAGAGGCGCGCGAGAGATTCGC